AGTAATGCAAGCACTAGAAATAGTTTATTCATATTGCTCCTCATTTTTGTTCATTAATTAGATCCCATTAACCATGCTAGTACAAACATAGCTATAAATAATGTTATTGTAAAATATCTTTGTCTTCTTTGATAAACACGAGACGCTGCTAATCTCCGAAGACGTAGCCTTCGAAGCTTCAACATCCTGTAGTTCATTTACTTTATCCATTATTGGCACCATTCACATTCATTTGTACTGTCTACGATAGTTTCTTCACAGCATGAACACGCCGTGCACGAACAAACTCCATACATATCTGAATGTTCTTTTAAAGAACAATGACAAATACAGTTACAATTTTTACATTTACTCATTAATATCCTTATTTAAAATAATTCCAACCCCAAAGAAAAATACCCACAATGCCAGCAAAAAACATTAAAACTGAAATAGTGCCTTTGGATTTATTCATAAATGCTTTTAATTCTAATATGTCTTTTCTATTCTGTCTTATTTCATACAGAATCATATCCATTTGTGCTTTATGTCCAACATAGGCATAAGCTGTTTTTTTTAGTTTAATTTTCATTTAATTCCATTTATAACTCTAATAATTTTAACTGCTTTTTTAACACCAGTTATTTGTTCATTAGTTTCGTTATTAAACGAACTTTCTACATTAAGCATTAATAATAATGCTACAAATATATTAACTATCACAATAATACCCCACTACTAATTCTCCTTTTCTATTATACCAACCTTGCATCTTTCTATTACCATTAATTTCATAATAATATTCAGAAATCTTTTCAATAAGTTCCTGACCTGAATTGGCACAATCTTTTTCACTATATATCTTAAATGGTTTTACATAGGAAGAATTTTCTTCCCAAGATAAAAATATTATAAAAATAACAACATATTTCATTTAGTAATCCTAACACTCCTAGCCTTTCCTCTAATTCTAGTAATCCAATTCCTTTCTGATAAAAGGATAATGTGATTATGAACTCCACTTTTAGAAGCTAACCCAATATGTTTTTTAATCTCTTCATAAGAGGGAGAATAAGAATATTCATCAATATAATTTTTAATAAAATTAAAAACCTTTACTTGCTTTTGCGTTAAGCCTTTCTTCATCTCTTAAAGAATCTCTGTCGCCACTCATGGCAAGTATAAGTATCTCTAACATTATCAGTTCTCCATTTACCGCAAAATGATCTTCGGTTGCTAAATAAACCGCAATTCCCACAAGCCTGTTTTGTTTTTGATCGTACATAACTTTGAGGTAACTGGTATGGAATCATGTGTCCGTTAGGATAAAATTGGCTTCTCGTCATAAAGTAATCATCATATAAATTGATAGACAACTTAAAAAGCCTAATGAAACAAAAACAATAATAAAGAATTTATTTGCGTCCTTGTCCAACGTATCGCTTATATTTTTTGTGTTTGGGATTTGGGTGTTTGGCATGGCGACCTTTCCTTTTGTGTCTAGTTCTTTTGATGTGAACATAACCATAACCCCTTGGTTTAGTCATTAACCCAATGGTTCAGTTTCTACTTCCTCTTGATTAACTTCCTCTTGAGTAAAAGCACCTGTACCACTTGTGTTTTCTATTTCTTCTATAATTTCATCTAATTTATCACTATCCTCAATAACTCCTCTAGCAATTTCCTTGTCTATTTCTTTAATGAAAGCTGGAGATTGAACTCCACTATTTTTTGCCTGTAAATAATATTGTAAATCGGTAGCATAATCCCTTAAATTAAAGGTATCAGGATAAGTTATCTCTCCATCAAATACTTTGTTTTGTAATAGAGCAAATAATCTGAATAAGTTTTCTTCCGCAATTTGTAGGTTATCTGCCTTTTCAGATAGCTTGGCATTTAATAATTGAAATTCAGTTTGTAAAGCTATTCCTGATTGTGTTCCTTGTGCTGTTGCCCTTACAGAACCAATATGAGAAATCCTATCAATAGCTTCTACTTTTTTTGTTATACATTCCATAATAGACGTTAAATTTTGCCCACTTGGTTGTAATAAATAAGGTTTCAAATTAGGATCTAATCCATCAGGCATTGTAATAATAGCACCAGCACCAGCACTAGCATTAACATCAGGAGTTTTAACTAAACTAGGATTATTAGATAATCTTATTAATTGTTCTATTTCAGAATATTCGTTATAAATTCCTTTTTGTAAATCTGCTATATCTGTTAAGTCAGAAATTCCTATACCTCGTTTATGTGATTTTTGATTATATAAAATGACCGCTGGTATTTTACCTATTTGATTTGGAAAACTTTCTTTTAATATAGGATCAGTTCTATTATTAGCTTGATAATAACATTCAATAACTTCAGGAGTCCATATTCTATAATATATTCCACCAGTTTTATCTACATCTTCCCTTACTTTTAAAAAATCTAAAGAATATTTACCATTGACCTCTCTTCTAAAATCCCAGTCTAAAACATTTTCAGGAGTAACCAATGTAAGATACGGTCTTATATCTTGTGCGAGTTCATCTGCTCTTGTGTTTAAATTTGTAGATGGTTTATCAAGCATCAACCAACATGAACCATAAATGGAAGCATAAATTTGTGCTTGTTTCATTTGTGATTCAAAAGAATTGCCAGTCAAATCACAATCTTTCATAAACAAAGGAAGTGATGGTTCTTCTTTTAAAGAACCCATTTCTCTTGAAGCTGGTACTCTAAATAAAAATGATGAATAAATTTGAACTACATTACGACAATGATTATCTAAAGCAGTATTAAAAACTCTTTTAGCATATTCTAAATCTAGTTCAGTAGCATACCTATGTAAAAAACTTCCATTTTTATATTCAACACCACCTAAATAACTTCTAATAAAATAAGACCATTGATTGTGGTGGTCATCATAATCTATATGAGTTGCATTTATTTCTTGAAAGCTATATGCCATGTTCTAAAACTCTCCATCTACCTATGTCTGTTGTCATAATATCTGATTTTACAGGATACAAGAAATCTACTAAATATCCTAATGCGTCATTCATGTGATCTAATCCGTGTGCCTTATCAGGTATATTTGTTCCCTCTTTGTATAATTGTCTTTGTAACCCTTTATTTAATATTTTACAAGTAGGATCAATAAAAATGTTCCTAATACTATGTGCGTTTTTTAATTTTGAGTTCACCGCATTGATACGATCTCTAACTTGTGTATGTCGTCCTCTAGCTTTACAAACAAAACCATAATTTTGCAATATACTTAAATCTGTTTTCCCACCAGCACTTGTTTTGCGTTGCCTACAAGCTGGATCAGGATATATAAAAATCTTCCAACCACTAAACTTTTCACTTATCTCTTTCGCTATTTCATCTGTATTAGATGAATATATAATTATCTCATCAAAAAAATAAAGCTTATGGTCAATAATTTGACAAACACAAGCACTCATAGGATCAATATTAAAATCCAGTCCTATATGGATAGGGTGTTTTTTGCTTAACTTATAAGGTTTAATATTTCCAATAGGATCAAAATTATAATAGATAACACCAGCATATTGTTCAAAACTGGCTTGATACTCTTGCCTGAATGTCCTTATATCTAAATCCCTTTTAGCTTGTTCTATTTCCTGTGCATTAACTATTCCGCCCTCTAAAGTTGTGTATTTAAAAGATTTCCAATGTTTATCTGTTTGTTCCTTTAAGAATAATTCGTATGCCCAGTTGCCAAAGCCTCTTGGTGTTCCTAGAAATAAAACCTTTCCCAGTGTATCTGCGATTGCCGCCCTTAAAACTTCATACCAAGCATTAGGAGGAATATCCGCAAACTCATCAAGGCATAAAAAATTAACCCCAACTCCTCTTAAAGTATCATAGTTATCTGCACCCTTTAACCATATTTGTGAACCTGTTTTTTTAATTGTAATATGTAAATCACTTTCATTAATATCATCAATCCAATTAAATTTAGATAAGAGTTCTTTTAAATCCGACCAACAAATTGTTTTAGCTTGTTTATAAGTTGGAGCCACATACCATATTTTATTATTAATTTGACTGGCATATTTCATTATTTCAGAAATAGCTAAAAAGGTTTTTCCAAATCTTCTACCACTTACTAATACTTTGAATCTATGCTTTGATTGAAATACATCTAATTGTGGTTTGGTTAGATTAATTTTCATTAAGCACTGTCTTTGTCAACCTTGCAAGTGTATTTGATATACATTCTAAATTTATTCCTATTCTCCATTGGATAAGAATGTAGGAGTTCCAAAGAATTTAATAATCCAGCTTCTATACAAGTACTCCAGTTGTCGAATAATATTGGACTCTGCTTTGCGTCTTTGCAAGAACCAATAGATTGAGAACATAGCCAAATAATTAAAATAAATTTCATTTCTTCTATTAACACACATTAGGAATAATCCCTCTCAATAATAATTTCTATACAATGTATTGCTTTCCTTAAACTTTGTTCCTTACCTTTTAATTTGTGCCTACAAAGATATTTAATAGCTTCACCCTCTGCCCACTCTAAATGGTTTTCAGAAATAAATTGTGCTGGTTCAATTTTAAATCCCTTGTAATGTGTTCCGTCAATTTGTTTATTTAAAGATTGGTAAGTGGTACTCTTAAACATATCCTTATCTGTCATAAACCAGCTTTTCTAATATTATCCTCATGCCTTTTTATATGATCGCTTATTTGTTGAGATAACTTTTTGTTATCTTCCCTTAATTGTTTATTCTCTACTATTAATTCTCCATTAAGTTTTTTATGACTCTCATTAATTTCGACTTGATTTTTAATTGCTTGTTTATAACCATCAATTTGATTTTCATATTTGGTTATTTTATTAATCATAAGCTTATCAGCTTCTTTTTTAGCTTCTTCTACTTGTTTAATTACTTCGTCCAATGTTTCCTTTCTTTCCATCTTTTATCCCATGCCCAGCAGTGAATCCGTGATGACCACCTCTCAATACATGCTAAAATAAAATCACTCACTTTTGCCATCTATGATTAAAGGTAACGGTTCATGAATACTGGTAATCTCTGATTTATCTCTTTGGTCAAGATGTTGCTTACCTAACCATATTTGCATTACTACATTACCACCTATAGCTTTTTCAAACTGGGCACGTCTTAAACTGATTTTGCCCATTTCTCTACCCCTTTTTATAGTGTGGACAAAACGTCTTTGTAATGTCTTTGTTGAAACG